TCCTTCATACCGAGTGAGGCTGCTATCGCCCCGAACTCGAATCCTTGTGTTTTGTTTTCGTTAGCCATATCATTTACTGTTTGCTTAAGAGTAGGTATGTTGTTTTCAAAAAGTTTATTCTCGGCACTAACTCGGCTCATCAACTCCTGAATTGCCGTGGTATCGGTCATCGAGGCAACCTCGCTATGTACCTTTTCGCAGAGCTGCTTTGAGGTGTGGATAATATTCTCGGCAGGGATAATACCCGCCTTCACTGCTGCCTGAGCATCGAAGTAGGTGCCGTCTCTGCCTGCCTCACCATCCATAATCGCTCGCACATGCTCGGCTTTAAGCCCGAAGCGTTTGCGGTAAATGGTCTCAATCTGCTTGGTAAATGCCTTGACCATCGCCTTGGTATCTACATCCATATCCTCATCCGAAGGCATCATCGGGTTATGAATCATCAGGATTGCATAGTCTCGCATAAGTGAGCGTCTGCCTGCTGCCCAGATAATCGAAGCCATAGATGCTGCCACACCCTCGATAACGCACTCGGTATCGACCTTTGAGTTGGCAATGGTCGAGTATGTAGACATACCGTAGAGCACGCTGCCACCTTCAGAATTAATAAGTACGCGTATGCACGAGGGACGAATGACATTCTCAAGGAAGTCAAACTCATCGTTGAAGCGCGATGTATTCTCCTCGGTAACGCTACCGAAGAATCGAATCGTGGCGGGGGCATCAGCCTTAGCCTCGCCAACTACATATTGAAGTGTATTGATATCCATTGGACTCTCTTTTGGATAAGAATAGTAGTGTTAAAATAAAAAGGTTTATTCATCGTCAGGAATTTTATCCTCGACCTCAACAGACGGCTCAAACCCCGTTGCCTCGTCATATGTCGGTGTACTGTGCTGACCGTGGTTGTCAGTATCGTGCTGCGGGGCATCGCTATGTTGCGTAAATGGCGGCATAACAAGATAGCGTTTTACCCAGTCGCGATACTTCCAAGCCGAATACTCACGGAACCATACCTCATAGTCTATCCAATACGCCTGAAGCATATTGGTGGTAAGAGGCATATCGAAGTATGTGAGGTTGCATCGCTCGTTTAGTGCCGGTTCTCGGTTCTTGGCATCTTGAATTGCTACATTAAGGCGCTGGAAGACAATGAACGGGGCACACTCGCGCTCCGGGTCCGAGTTGTTAAGCGTATTGAGAATGAAACGCACTCGCATTGTTGCCCGTCCCTCACCAATACGCTGTTGTGCCACGAGGTAGCGTACATTGACAAAGTGTATGAAGACCGCAGGAAAGGCAATCTCATACTCCAAGTTCTCGCTACGGATAAGACGAGTGAACTGGCCGTTGTCGATAGCGATGGTCTTGAAGAGAGGTGGTGATGTGGGGTCATCGGGATCTTCACGCACAGTGAGGATGGCACGACGCACAGCATCGTACATATTCACAAAAGGGTTTTCGGATACCTTCTCGGGAACACTCTCTACGGGAGGTGTCGGCTCCTCTGTCTGCGGTTTGTTATACTTATCTTTTATCATTTCGGGAATCCTTCAAAAATCATATCTACAAGACCGTTGATGTGGTCTTCAATGTTGGGTGAGAAACCGATAAACTGACGATGCACGGGGCGGCGTGTTGAGTATTGGTTCACGGTGTATAGTCCGAACTTCGGATCTGTGTTATGCACCGCAGCGTAGTTCTTATACTTGCCTCGCTTCTTGCCTCGCTTGCCTCGGATGTAGGAACTTACCTCCGTAGTCCAGATGTCGTAGTGAGTGGTACGGCGAAAGCCTCCCTTGCCGTGAAGTTTACCAAACTCCAATGAGCGACCACGCTCTCCCTTAATACTTCTTGACAGCGTGCCGGTGTCAATCATCGTGGGGTGAGTGAACTTCTTTCCCCACTTCGATGTGCGGGAGGGCCATTTACTGCCGTTGAAACCACCTCTCTCAAAAGAGGATTGAAACTGCTGCTTGGCATATTCACCCGCCGCCGTAACAAAGTCCTGGGCATTGTAGAAGAGCTTGCTTCCTAACATTCGGTAGTTTCCGTTTCGCCACTGTGCACAGAACTGATCAATCGTTATCTTGCTCATAGAACTTCGATTTTAGGCGTTTGACAATCTTCTGTGCAAACTCAGGCAGTGGCGTATCAAAGTAGCGATGAGCATCAGTAAAGATTCTGCCACCCGTTGCAAGGCTCTCGCGGAATACGGGATCAACCATCGAGCGACACTTGTCAATACTCAATGAGGCTCTTACTCCTGCAAAGCCATTGGCAATAAGATAGCACCTGCATCCCCATTCGATGGGCGGTATCAACTCTGCCGGGAACTCCGACTTGCGGTACGACACACCTTCGAGGGACAGGTGCCACGGGCGCACGCGCTCGTCCCCCTGCGTCATATAGGTAATAACGGACTCGGCATTTACTGCCATCCACCACGCTGCCATCTTTGCAGCAAAGAGTATTTGCTCATTCTCCGCCTCGGCATAAGTGAGGTTATACTGCTCACAAATTGTTTCGTAGTCGAGCAAGCACTCCTCATCAACCTCTTCGGGCAGTTCGCTTATCATCGTCATCTCCTCGGCTGCTGCAAAGTCAATGAGGTTGTCGATAGCAGCCACGAGTATTTCGTGTTGCTGTCGCTCATGCTCTGTCGTAAAGTTGTTGTGATTACGCAGTATGCTCAATGCCTCATCAAAGTCCAACGCCAAGCCTCTCAATGCTCGGTCAATCAGGAATGAGCATCGATGAGTTATGATATCCTCGATGATATCCTCTCGCTCGGCACTGTTCTCCCAGTGACGTATAAGCCTGCGGAAAGCATCTCGAATGACCTCATACTCCCGTTGTGCTTCATTCTCTTGCCCCTTTTTAGCTTCAATATCAGGGAGCGGAAGTTGGGCTACGACTTCGCTCCCAGAAGAAAATTTGCCACTTGTGAGCCTCGTTGCCTACCGTAGCGGCGGTAATACTCCTCATCGGACATTATACCACGGTCATTGTGGCTCACACCAGGCGTAACACCTCCAGTGCCGCCAATACCAGACATTACATTGAGTTGCTTACCCACATTGATACCGAACTCCTTCTCAATCTCATCGGCAGATACTTCATACTTATCCGTGATGAGCGCGTAAAGTTTGATTCGGTCTTCATTGTTCATCTCGATACGGTTCGAGTATTTGAACTCCAACCCTGCAGGGATATAACCCATAGCCACAAGGCGAGGCACAATCTCCTCATTCATTATGTTCTCAATATATCGGCGATATACCTCGATACGCTCACGGAAGATATCCTGATGAGCCTTTGTTGAACCCACATAAGACTGCATACCACCTGCCATAGACTCTGAGCCGAGCACAAGATTTGCCACCTCGCTATTTACAAACTCGATAAGACCTGTGTATATCTTCTCCGAGTTCGACATCGTGAAGGTCTTGATATCGACCTCATCCTCGATTCCCGTTACCACGACTTTATTCTGGGCAGCATTAGCAATCTCATTTGCCAATCGCTTGCGGTCTGCATTGCTCTCCGATACAGTCTTACCGTGAATGATGGGTTGTCCGTATGTATGAGAAAAGTTCACATAGTTGGCTACGGTAAATTTCTTGGCAAGGATAAGTGGCGTAGTGGCTGAGAAGAGGCCCAAGTCGCCTGACGATATAAGCACATAGTTGCGCTGGTAGGCAGGATTACGCAAATCCCAATGTGGCTCCCAGATACCTTGACGCTTGAGTACCGCCTTTTGGTCAGGAAGCACATTACGACGCTCGATGCTGTTTACCTCTGCAAGTTTACCGGTCTTCGGGTCAATAGTCGGCATAATCTCCAACAATGTGTAGCCATAGAGTTTGGATTCTACAATGCCTTTGATGATTTTATCAAACTGCGAGCCCTGAATCTTCTGGGTATTCTGCACATCCTTGATATACTTTCCCTTCTCATTGATACGAGCAAGCATATACCTATCACCGAGAATCTGGCTCTCCAAAGTCTCGATTACGGAGCGGATATGAGCGTCCTGCTGGAGGCAAGCATCGTAGAGGTCGATGAGTTTGGAGCGGTCATCGAGAATGTAGCCCGATTCGACATCTCCACGAACCGAACGATAACGATTGTTTCGCTCGATTTCTCGCACATATTCCTGTATGGTTTTCTTCGATGTTCGGAAGATGCTAGATAGCAATTCTCCGTTAAAAGTGCTGTCCGAAGTTGTCATTTTCACTCTTTTTTGAAAGAGTAGAGAAAATTTTTTGAGAAAGTTTTTGCCCTTTCAAAAATATATAGCAAGACCTCTTTTTACTCCCTAATATACAACTACTAAAAGACC